TTCGACGTGACCGGTTCTATGGAGCCGGGAGACGATGAGCTGGCAATTTTACTTTTGTGAAAAGGAGGTGTTTTCATGTTAACGGGAATCGATATAACTGCCACCACCAAATATGTATCTAAGCTCGATCCGGACAAGGATAGCCCTACAGTTTTTCATATCGGCGCCTTGGACCCTGTTTTAAGGGCCGAGATCGACGATGACTCATCGAGTTATGAGATGAGCTCCACGAATCCGAACGATAAGGCCAAGGTAAAACTCAACTGGAATAAGCGCCAGATTACGGCCATCAAGTTCGGCCTCAAGAACGTGGAAAACTTCCTGGATCCCCAGACCAAGAAACCAATCGAGTTCAAGTGTGAGACTATCCGCTATGCCGGAAAAATGAGGGACGCGGTGCCGGATAGGATTATCGCGATGTTTCCAAGTGAGCTGAGGACTGAGCTCGCAGAGGTGATATTGAACGAATCCAAGCTGACGGAGGACGAGCAAAAAAACTGATCGTGGCGGTTCATCTGGGCGATCTTACCGTGAACTGCCGAAGCTGTTTATCCGGGAAGAAGATACGATGTGAATTTGAAGTGCCGGGACAAGAAGTTTGGGAGTTAAACGGCGAGCAGTATAAAGGGTGCCCTTTTAGAATCGTCACGCGCCAGTCGGCGAATTTTATCAGGGCATTTAATTTTTATAGGCAGGGATATCTGCCGAATCCCGGGGCTTGGCTTGAGCAGTCGGCAAAGATGCTCGATGCCTTCGAGGTCATCGAGAAAGAATTACAGGCAATCGAAACGGAAAGAATAAGAAAGAGGAATCGGTTTAAGCGATGACAAATAGGGAACTATCAATCATATTGCGGTTGAAGGATGAAGCGACGAAACGCCTCGAGGGTGTGCGCGGCAGCCTACAGCGGTTCGCCAATTCATGGAAGCAGAATTGGCTCGCTATTACTGCCGCAGTTACAGCGGCCATAATGGCTTTGAATAAGGCATGGCAATTGATGGAGATGGGCGCGAAAGCAGAGCAGATCGAGGAAAGTTTCAAGCGTATGGCGGAAAGTGTCGGCATTAACGGCCAGCAGATGAAACAGGCGTTGATGGAAGCCTCGCATGCCACGGTCAATTTCTCAAACGTGGCGGACAAAGCCTCGGCACTTATGGCTCAAGGGTTGAATATGGAGCAAATTACCGCGCTCATGCGCCAGGCCCGGGTTGAAGCGAGGATATTCGGCACGACAACGGAAGAGGCGTTCCAGAACATCTCAAGCGCAGTTACCGGCGGGCTGGTTACCACCTTGAGGCGTTCATACGGACTTCAGCTGTCGCTTAAAGACGCGGCCGAAGAATACGCCAAGGCCACAGGCAAGACCACGGAAGAAGTGCAGAAGTATCATATGGCGCAGGCCCTTGCCAACCACATCTTAGAGCGAAGCAAGTCGCATCTTGCAGCGGTCAACCTCGAGATGATGACCAGTTACGAAAAGGTGCAGATGCTTAAGTCCCGCTGGAACGATTTCCTGGAATCGACCGGCCAGGTCCTTTGGCAGGTGCTGGGATTCTTGCAGGGATTCATGAACCAGCTTGTGTCCGGTTTCTTTACTTTGCTTGAGGTGGCAACCACGGTATTCCAAAAATTGCTGGTGCCATTAATAAAATTATATGAACTGCTGGGCAAATTACCCGGGAAAGTAGGAGAGGCGTATAGGCAGGCAGGAGAAAGCGTAAAGAAATTATCCTCTGACATGGAATTGAACAGAAAAGCCTTTGAGATGGCATCGATAGAGAGCGCGCAAACCGCCATGGAGCAGTACGACCTTGTATTCGCCAAGGCAAAAGAAACCGGGGATGACACCGCGGAGATATTGAAGAACGTTGCCAGGCAGGTTGGCGACAACGCAAAAGACGCGGCGGAAAAGTTCAATGCCATGGAGGAGTTTGCCAAACAGTCGGCGCGCAATATGCAGAATGCCTTTTCCGAGTTTTTCTTCAAGGCGTTCACGGGCGAACTGAGAAACATGCAGGAAATATTCGCCAATTTCGGAAGAGCGGTTTTGCAGATGATATCGAACATCCTGGCAAAACTACTTTTGATTAAACTGTTTACTGCTATGGCCGGGCCCGGAGGAAAGATATTCGGAGTGGATATTGGAGCCTTGTTTCATCAGGGCGGCATTGTCAGGAGGCATCACGGCGGGTTTATAAGGGCGCACGCAGGGCTTGCTCCCGATGAGGTGCCAATCATTGCCCAGACCGGAGAAGGAATATTGTCGAGACAGGGCATGCGGGCCTTAGGCGGTCCTGATAATCTAAAGAGCCTTAACAGAGGCGAAGGCTCAGAAGCAGGAGGCATAACGATCAATATCAATCAGGTTATACAAGCCTGGGACGCGCAGGATGTATGGCGTAACAGGAAGGCATTGTCGAATGCCATTGCCGACGATATTTACAATAACGGCAAAATTCGTTCGGTTATCAGGAGTTACACATGAGCGACTTTAATTATACGCCGGACTTTGCGGTCGATGAGACGGTTCAGTATAAGACGCTTGTTTCCGAGTTCGAGAACGGAGTCGAACAGCGCAGGCGCAAATGGCAGAATCCTTTGAGGAAATGGACGTTGAGGTTTCAGCATAGACCAAAAACCGAAATGGAAAATATGAGGGATTTCTTCATGGGCAAATATGGGGCGCTTGCGGCATTCACCTGGACTAATCCCAACGATTCCGTGGAATATACGGTCAGGTTCATCGAGGATAGTTTCAAGTTCGCTTTGAAGGCCTATCAGGTCTACGACTTTGAATTCGATTTTATAGAGGTGAAATAATGCCGAGGAATATTGATTCGACATTCAAAGCGGAGAAGGCCAAGCAGGAAAACCAGCCGATTTTTTTATATACCATAGAAGATTACGATGGTGTCAGCGATCTGCATCTTGCCGGATACGATACGGACATCACTTATAATTCGGTCCTTTATTCGAAATTTCCCATAGCCCATGAATTTATAGGCGAAAACAACCAGGGACAGATCGACCAGGTCAAGGTCAGGCTGGCCAACGTCTCAAGGCTTATCCAGTCGTATCTTGAACAGTATGATTTTCGGGGAAAGAAAGTCATCATCCGTATGGTCTGGGCTAACCAGTTGTCCGATCCGGACGCATACATAGACGATGTTTTCTATATCGATAACTACGTGGCAGACCAGAATAATGTCGAGTTTACCTTGACGGGCAAGTTCGACGTCTTAGGAGTGGACTTGCCGTCGCGAAGGTATACTCGGAACTATTGCGCGTGGAAGTTTAAATCAAGCGAGTGCGGATATTCAGGAGTAGAAACGTCATGCAACAAGACACAGCAAAGATGCAAGGAGATAGGGAATTATCCAAGGTTTGGAGCTTTCCCTTCGGTGCCGACAGGACGGATATACATCATGTAGAGAAGATTATCATCGATAAGTATCTGGGGATTCCCTATAAGCACAGGGGCCGGGAGATGGCTGGTTTGGACTGCTGGGGATTCCTGAAGCTTGTGTATGCGGACCTGGGTTTTAGGTTGTTTGACATCGAAGATCTGGAATATGGCCAGGCATGGGGGCTTCGCAACAAAGATTATTTCAAGGAGAATTACGTTAATGACTGGGATAAGGTCGCAATTCCCGAAGTATTGGACGGGGTATTGTTTTTGAACTCCCGGGGAGTGGCAAATCATGCGGGTATTGTTTTTAAGAACAGGAAGTTTATCCATTGTTGCCGGGCCGGGGTGATTGTGTCGAGGCTGGATGATGAGTCCTGGAAGAAAAGAATCGAAGGCTTTTATAGGTTGAGGAATAAGGCATGGTAACTATACGCAATATCGAAAATCCTTTCAAATTGAACGAGGCGCAGGTTAAGGAGTTCGATTATTCACGAAGCGAAACCGTCCGTAGTTTGCCGGATAAGTCCGGGTTCGATTATAAGGATAAGCGGGTTATCGTCACCGGCCAAAAGATTAAGGATCTCGATGTTCGGCTCGAGCAGGGAGACGAGATAACTGTTATTCCCGAGGTCAAGGCGCCGGTAATAGCTGTTGTCTCTTGGATTGTATCAGCCGTAGCGGCGTATGCAATAGCTCATCCGTTTATATTTGCCTTCTTTGTATTATCTTTGGGGTATTCGATTTATCAATACATGAACCAGCCGAAGATGGCTGATTTTAATTTGGGATCTGTCGGCTTGGATGAAGGCTCGCCCACATACGGATGGGATGGAGTTCAGACGATACAGGAAGTCGGCGTGCCGGTTGCGGTTGTTTACGGTGAACACAAGATCGGCGGGAATATCATCAACCAGTTTTTGCGTGACGACGGAGATAAACATTATTTGAATGTGCTTTTGGCTTTATGTGAAGGCGAGATCGAGCAAATCGATGATATCGAAATCAACAACAATTCAATCACTAACTTTGACGGTGTAGACGTAGTCAAGCGATATGGCACAAATGACCAGACCTTGATCGCGGATTTTGAAGATCTGCATAATCTTTACACCGTCAATGTAAATCTTTTGAAAAACGATCCTTATGTTTACGAGACAATCGATTCGGATGTCGAGGGGTTCGAGGTTCTCTTGAGGTTGAATAACGGTTTATATCAGCAGAGTTCCAGCGGCGGGATAAACAGCTGGAGCGTAAATTATAAGGTGGAATACAAACTGCATAGTTCCGGCACATGGATTGATTTGGGCGAGACGACCATTTCCGACAACTCTCGCTCACCGGTGCGCAGGTCTTTCAGGAAAACCGGGCTTACCCCCGGAAAGTATGATATCCGGGTGACGAGGACTTCCGATGACAGCTCTCTCGATCCTTTAAGGCAGGGCGATTTAACCTGGTATCAATTGGATGAGCTCAAAACCGACAGCCTTAATTATCCAAACACAGCATTATTGGGTCTGAAGCTTTTGGCCACAGACCAGCTTTCCGGAGGGATGCCCAATATTACGACTGTCGTTAAAGGCAAAAAAGTTCTCGTTCCTAATATTTTGAACGGAGCGACCCCGGTTGATTGGGAAGATTATTATTGGGACGGGTCTAATTACCGGGTCTTGGCAGACAATACGCTGCTTTCCTGGGACGGCTCGACCTATGTCGAGAAATACTCAGCTAACCCTGTATGGTGCTTGAGGGATTTTGTTACAAAGAGTCGATATGGATTAGGAGAATTTATATCCAGCGGGAATTTAGACGCGGTTTCCCTTTTGGAAATGTCCAGGTATTGCGAGGAAAAGATTGGCGACGGAAACGGTGGATTTGAGAAGCGATTCAGGATGGATGTCGTAATCGATTCCAACACCAAGGCCTTGGACGTCCTGATTCAGTTATGCGCCACGTTCAACGCTATGCCGGTGTATAGCGCAGGTGGGATATCATTCAAGATCGATAAACAGACAAATCCTACTCAGTTATTCAGCATGGGCAATATCGTCAAAGATACTTTCGTCCAGAGCTGGAAGACGCTGAAAGAAATTCCGAACGTAATTGAAATCCAATTTATGGATAAGGATAAAGGATACCGGCAGGAGACCATAGCTTATATCGATGAGGATGCCCTGGCGGCCGGAGATCCTATGCGCAAGAGCCAGGTGAGGTTGTTTACGACGAGGGCAAGCTATGCTATCCGCACGGGCAGATACGCATTGAAAGTGGCCAAGTATATCAATAGGTCGGTTTCGTTCAAGGCTGGAATAGACGCGGTTGCCTGCCAGGCAGGAGATATCATTTCGGTTTCACACGACGTGCCCCAGTGGGGTTTTTCCGGCAGAGTGCAGGCAGGTTCGACAACAACGCTGGTAAAGCTTGACCGGACGATGGTGATTGAGGAGGGCAAGTCCTATAAAATTCAGGTCAGGTTTTCCGACGACACCATTGAGGAAAGGTCAATTACCTCACCAGCCGGGACCTACACAGAAATTACCTGCCAGGCATTCACTAATACTCCTCAGGCATTCGATGTATATGCGATTGGCGAGACAAATAAAGTCAAAAAGGATTTCAGGGTTGTGTCTATCCAGAGGGAAGGTAAGGACGAAGTCCAGATATCGGCTTTGGAATATAACGAGAATGTTTATGACGATAGCGATGTAATCATACCGGATAATAATTATTCTTCTTTGCAGTTTAACATTCCTCTGGTTTCGAATGTAGTATTGACCGAAAGGATCCTCATCCTGGCAGACGGCACCATAGAAAACGCGATAGATGTGTGTTTTGAGCCTCCCGACCTGGGTGCCTCAGAATTGATGAACAGGTTCAAGGGGGTCAATGTTTATTATTCGGATAACAACGGCTTGAACTGGTATTACGTAGGATACACCGAGGGCAACAGCATGTCCATAATCGGCAATATTGAAGTCGGCTCGACTTATAAGGTTTGCGTGACAAGCGTATCTTACGATAGCCAGGAAACAGCAAAAGCCGATTCACCCTTTGCCGAGATTACCATTACCGGCAATACTACGCTTCCTAACAACGTTTCCAATTTTGCCTATACCTTTTTGAATGAAATAGTCTTTACCTGGGATAAGAACCCGAATGTAGATTTGGCAGGATACGAAATCAGAACAGAAGACGCAAACTGGGGAGTGCAGAGTGCCAGTCTTATCTATAGAGGCATGGCAACCACGTTCACGATCGTTACGCCTCTATCGCGAAATCCAGGCACCTATTACATCAAGGCTTATAATACATCCGGAAATTATTCCGAAATAGCGCAGTCCGTAACGCCGGTAAACGCAGTTCCTGCTATGCCCACCATAGCAGCTACGCAATGGTTCGGGTTTGCCAAGATAGAATGGTCTGATGTTGGTGATACGGACTTAAAATATTATGAAATTTATAAGTCTCCAACCAATGTCTGGGGTGGAGAGGAATTTCTGGAGGCAAAGGTCCCCGGCACCATGGCTATAGTCCAGGGCAATGCTCCGGTAGACGCAAAGGCTGACACGGCAGATGCAACAAGTATTACGGATGCCGGTATAGCAGGCTACGGCCCTAATTACTTTGTCGGCGACGTGATCGTGCAGACAAGCGGGACATATAAAGGTCAGGAGGCAATAGTCACGGCCTATAACAATTCAACCGGCCAGGTTTCGGTGGCTTCCTGGCCATCAGGCACGCCTGATATCAATGACGAATTCGTCATCAAAGACAGGGCTTACTATAAAGTAAGGGCAGTAGACACTTATGGGCCCGGGAGCTTCTCCTCTGCGGTTACGATAAATTTCACGCCTTTAAGCGAAGCGGAAATAGGCGACACCATAATATCGGCAAGAAAACTTATTGCGGGAGAATTGATTACTTTATCCGCCCAGATAAAAGACCTTATCGTAACAAATGCCAAGATCCTTAATTTGGATGGAAGTAAGATTACGGCTGAATCCATAACGCTTTCTAAATTAGCCAGCGACGCCATTCCGCCCAAGACATATTATCAGGACGAGGCGCCTACTTCTGGAATGAATGAAGGCGATTATTGGATTGATACGGACGACAATAATAAGCTGTATATCTACCAATCGAGTGTGTGGCAGGTGGTATCCGAGAGCGGTGGAGGCGGAGGCATAACCGTCTTCCGGCAAGACGCCATTCCTACGGCTTTGGCCACAGGCGACCTATGGATTGATACTGATGACGGCGATAAGATGTATCGCGCTACCAACCCAGGCGATGATCAGATAATTGCAGGAGAGTGGGAATTGATAGACGCGGCTACTGCCACAGGCTGGGCGCACGGCTCCGATATAACCAAGATTGATGGCGGGAAGATTTATACGGATTCGATTGATGCCGACAAGATAAATGTAAATCAATTGGATGCACTGGCAGTCAATACCGGAAGCCTGACCGTAGATGAATATATAAAAAGCTCTGATTATGTGGCCGGTACTACAGGATATAAATTAAGTTCAGGGGCCGGGTTGGAAGTGAACACCGGAATAATAAAAGGACAGGTTTTAGAGACCAATGCCATTTCAGAAATAATAACAGCTACTGCGACGAATAAGTCGACAGGTAGCACTAGTTATGTCGATTTGATTAGCGCGCAGATTACAACCCCGGACGCAACCAAGTTATTAATATTATTTCAGGCAGGCGATTTAAGACTGGACTATCAGGAAGATCAAGCTGACTGGATAGATATCCAGGTTTTAATTAACAGCGTAGAGAAAACCGGAGCAAGGGTGGGCGGGCTTTTTGCTGATATTTCCGGAGGGATACTTTTCTACAATCAAAGACTTCCAACACAAATCCATCATTGGGAAGCCGTCAATGCAGGAACATACACAGTTCTTGTTCGATGGAAGATTGGAAGATCGGGCATAACTGCTTATGCAGGCGATTCTTTTGCCATAAAACTTTCCTTGATGCAGAATAAAAAATAAGGAGGAAGACAAGAAATGAATGGCGAAACCAAGATAAGATTAAAAGCGGGCCTTGTGGGAGCGGCTATCACTTTGGTATTTACTCTTGCCGGGATTGCCTTTGGGTATGGGCAATTGAACAGCAGGGTGGATGCGATGGAATCAAGGATAAGCTGTATCGAGGAGATCAGGGAGCGTTTGGCAAGGCTCGAGACGCTTGTCGAGCGGATAGATAAGAAAATCGGAAATTAAGGGGGTGGAAAGATGAAGGTATTAATAGCTTTTATTCTCGGGAATATCCTTGGCGGGCTGGGGATGTTTTTTTATCTGTGGCTGAAGGGTAAGGTGCAGGATGGCGGAAACAGAAAAGTTTAGTTTACTCAAATTCGCCGGAAGTTTCTTTCAGTTTTTGCCGTGGGTTAAGACTTTACGTTATGCGGCAGGGATTGCGCTTATCGGCTTTGTGGGCTTGACGATTTACCGGGCGTTTTTTATGCCGACGCAAACCACCAAACAGGTTACCCATATAATTGCTCAATCCGGAGCTCAAGTGACGGTGGATCAGAAAAAAATGGAAAAGAAGCCTGGGATTGAGGTTAGCCCATTCGTTGAGGGATACGGCTTTGCCGAATCGGATAATCGCAAGGGCGTAGGCGCCAAAGCTGGGTTGCGGGTAGATTTTTGAAGAAACACCTTGCCAACGATTAAACCTTATGGCCTACTTACGGCATTATGAGTAAGTATCAGTGGCCAGCTTCACGATTGGACGAGAAAGAAATGGCTCTGCTGTTTCAAGAGAAGCAGAAGACCAAAAAAAGCATCTGCGAATTACTGCGCAGAGCCGTCCATATTGCCTATGGCGAAGTTGCTGGCAAAGAGGATAGTAGAAAAATGAGAAAGGAGGTTCGGAATGGCGACTAAACAAAAGCAGAAACCTAAGAAGCAAAAAGCTGTAGAACAAAAGAAGGCTTCAGCCGAAAAATCCCCATCGCCTAAAGAGGGGATTGTTATGCATGCCGGGGCTTCACGCAATGAGCTGATGATGACGGCTAAGGAGCGCGGGGTTAAGAACTTCCGCGTACTTAATAAGCGGGAGTTGAGCGATGTATTAAAGAATATCGGTGACCAGAAAGCTGTTGATGCAATCGTGGCTGGCGCCGTTGCCAGGTGGAAGTCCGGATGGGGTTCGAAAAAGGACAAAGCCACGGCAAAATCATAAGACATTAATATTCCACTTAAGCCTCCGCTGGTTTTAAATAACTGGCGGAGGTTTTTTTGTTTCCAAAGGCAATGCTTTGTGCTATAATCCATAAATATGGGTATACGGGTAATAATACTTAAGCCACAATCAAGGAGCGAAGCATGCCTGCCAATAAACGCATAAAAAAAACGACCATTGAGATTACGCAAGACCAGTATTTTTTCCTGAAAGAAAAAGCCCTCCAATTGCAGAAGCAAAATAAAAACGCATCCATTGTTTCTATCATCCGGGATCTGATAGAAAAGGATCGTGCGGACTGGATGAGTAAAGGAAAGAAAAGATGAGTAGCGATTTGACGTTTATCACGAATGAAAAGGATCAGTACCTCAAGGATAGGTTCGAGGTTTTGATAAAGGATACAAAATTTTTTGATTGCCTGGTGGGATTCTTTTATACGAGCGGGTTTTATGCGATATATAAGTCCCTGGAAGCAACCGAAAAAATACGCGTCCTTATCGGAATAAGCACAAGCCGCCAGACATACGACCTGCTTAATAGGGCAGTAACCGAAAAACAGCAGATACTCCAATTCTCCCACGCGGAGACAAAACAAGAATTTCAGGGCTTAATTGAAAAGGAGTTGGAGGGCTCTGAGGATGTTCGTCAGGTAGAAGAAGGAGTGGTTAAATTTATAGAGTGGATAAAGAGCAAGAAATTAGAAGTAAGGGCATACCCTTCGCAAAATATTCACGCCAAGCTTTATATAATGACTTTTGCGGAGGGAGATCGTGATGTGGGAAGGGTTATTACCGGCTCCAGTAATTTTACCCAAGCGGGCTTGGTTGATAACCTTGAGTTCAACGTAGAATTAAAAACCCGGGCC